CCCCCCCTTCTCTCATTCCCCGGGAATGTTTGATATCACTCCCTCAGAGTGTTCGCTCCCGCGTCGTCGCCGCCGGGCCGCAGGCCCGGAATAAAGGCGACTCCATTCCTTTGCGCTCTGTTATCCACAAGTACACTCGGCGGCACGTGTGCGCGCGTGCTTTCTCGCGCGTGCGCGCGTTCCAGCCTGTGTACCCTGTGGGTAACGTTTAGAGCGCGGGGGGTGAAATTTTTTCACCCCCCCATCAGAGCGGGAGCTCCAGACAGTTCCTCTACTTGAGGTTAACTGTCCTAGGTGACAGCCCTTGAGGCTTCACCTTCTTGTGTCCCGGTAGAATCAGACTCTGCCGGGGCACTTTCTTGCTTGACTTTCGGCGCTCCATCTGCTTCGTACTTCTCGGCCGGTGCCAGTATATTTCTAAGGGTAGCGACCCCTTTATCCGTTTGCATTAATGCCAGGTACTTGTCTTCCCCGCCGATCTCCTTCCGCACGTATGCCGGTAGCTCGTTGAACTCGCTCCGCACATTGCAGATCGTTTCCATCGATTTCTGCCAGTCTGCTTCTGAGACGTCGCCATACGTCGGTTCGTACATTTTGATATGTTCCAGCACCCCGGTTTTGATGTATTTCGCCATGATCGTATTGATATCGCACGCTCTGGCGTGGTTCTGTTCCGTCATTGTTTTGCCGGGTTTTTTGTACACGCCGACTTTCAGTCGGTCATACGCCGTTCTTACTTTTGGATAAGTCACATCGTTCCTCCAAGCTCATAATTTAATCCGCGATTGATAGTATCAGCGCGGTCGGTTTTGTTCGGCGTTGGTGCTGGTTCCCGTTCTTGAGTCCCCATAATTAATAGCCGGTCAAGCCATCCTTTCCATCCCTGTCCGATTTTCGTTACGACGTGAAACGTCGTGTTACGGTCAGGGTTTGTTAGCAGCCAGTTGTAGAATTGTTCTGCTGATTTCACCCCGGGTATTCCCGCTCTGGCAATGTCCAGCTCGACCTTCTTTCGGTCGTTATCCGTTTGAATACCCGATTGTCTCATCACTTCAGATATTGTTTGCTGCGTCACTTGCTCTGCTCGTTTTCCAGTCAAAGTTGTTTCCGCGTTTGTTTTCGCGGTTTGCGCTCCCAATTGCATGATTCGCGCATTTGACTCTTTTACGCTTTGTTTCAGTTGCACCGCTGCCATAGCGTTGCTTACTCCTTTCCCGATTCCTTCCGATAGCAAAGCGTCTTCGTTTTGGAATTCTGCTTTAGCACCCGCCGGACTACTGGCGGGGCTTCCTAGCGCTAGAATTCTGTTTAATCCTGCCGCGTCTAAATCTTTCGCGGCCCGCTGGTAAGCGGTACTGCTCATGCGTTCTTGAAACGCCATTTGTTCTCGGGCTAACTGGGCGTTCATTTCGTTTGCGGATCGTTGACCGCTACGCCCAAATAGTCCCCCAATTACGCTCCCGGCGATTCCCCCTAATGGCCCTAGGAAACTTCCTAGAGCCCCGCCGACTGCGCTCCCTCCACTGGAGCCGCCGCTCCCACCTGGCATCTTCCACATTAGAAGTGGTCTATATAGCCCGGCGCACCGTCTGCCGGTAGTGGTCGTGTCGCTTTGTGCTGGAAGTAGCAATCCAGCAAAAAGTGTGGTTCATCTTGCACCGCTATCACTCGGTCGATCGGCGGATCGTCCTGTATGAATGTATTGTTCAGCGCTGGTGTCGCGTCGAAGTCTTGACTTAAATGCCAGGCATCTAGGCTTGCGTCCGCTTTGCTCCTGAATAACCCTGTAATTTTTGACAAGTTTTGTCTCATCTCGGCCCACCGTTCCTGATAACCGAATATGTCGTCATCGGTTGCCGTTCCTGTCGCGTAGATTTCGCGATTCTTGACGGCCTGCTCCCCAATTTTTGCCAGTGCCGGCCAATAGTGGTCGTATTTTGTTGATCGCGTCCAATGTCGGTCGATTCCTGTTTGATACGTCAGGTCTGCTCTCGCGCTGATAAAGCCGATAATGTAGCCATGCTCTGTGAACGCCTTTGTAAACCCTGCCGATCCCCCCGCGATTCCATACGCGGATAAGTTTCCCTGTGGTGTCGGCGTGTATCCGTCCGCTGCTGCTGTTCCTGATGTTTGTGGTACTTGTGTAATTCCCACGGCCATGCTTGCCGTCGTTAGTAGCTCCGGACGCTGGAGTCTCTGGTCGCTACTTCTCACCCCGAAATGACTTAATAGCAGTTCGGTGTACCTCGTTCCTCCCCTCGCATCTCGCTCCTGCAATTTCTGAATCTGAAATGCTTGTCGAAGATCGTTAATTGTCGAGGCGGTTGCTGATGTTAGATCGGCATACATAAATCCGCCGAGTGGTTGTGCTCCGCCCAGTACAGCGTTGGATGCTCCCGTTCCGATGTTGTACGTTGTCCCGTCGCCGCCTCCGATGTCGTTTAGCGGATCCGTTTGTATGAGAATTGCTCCCCCCGGACTTACTTGTGATTTTACTGGTGCGAATTCGCCCAGTGGTAAGTCCACGCCCGGCCCTTTTTGCGGCCATGGTAGGCAGCTCGTAAAGTAGTCGTGCCTCTTTCCCCGTCGCCGCAGCGGATAATCCGCTATGTTGTCGGGCCCGTCGTCCGTGTTCAGCACCGGCGAATCTTGTAGGTTCTCGTCCCTGTACCATTCGAACCAGCACCGGTTAAGCGCCCTGTATGGTAAGGCGCTGATTGTTCCGTCTGGTATCGTTGTCTTGATTGGCAAACCGAAGTAGTCGCTTACGGTTCCCTCTGCCCAGCTCGGGTTTGCCGTGTTTGTGTTGTTCATTGTTGGAATCAGGAAGTCTGTACTATCTCCCGGATTCTTCTGTTCGCCCATGAAGGCCTGCCAGTTGTCCCACAGTAGTCGATTCGCCACGAAGAAAAACTGCTGTTCGACTTTTATTGAATCCATGATCGGATTGATGGGAGTTGCCAGGCGGACGAAACAGTTCGCCGTCACCCTGTGTAAGTCTCCCGGCACGACCTCTTGTAAGAAATGCGGCACCAGATAGCCCGCGTCGAATGTCGTTTTGTGTCCAAAGCTCAGGTTGAACGTCGACCGCGGCACGTTGGCGTGCCCAATAGTCGCATAGTCCTGCTTCATTACTGTTCGGTTTTTCATTTCACTGCCCCGATCTTAGGCATATATTCGATCGCCATGCCTAGGTTTTTGTTTTCCGCGTAGTTCTCGATGCTTCCTTCGGCTTCATCCCATACCCCGATTTCGTATAAGCAGAAATCGTTGGGGTGTTTGTTGAATACGCTCTCTGGATTTTTGATGTTGTCTGCATAAGCGCGTAGCGCGAGCCCTGCCGTTTCTGAAAAGAACGGCTGCATGAATGCCTCTGCCTTGTTGTCGTACACCGCGTAGATTTTAGTTTTCATAGGCCCTCTGTAATTTGTCGAATCGTTTTTGCGTTAGTCTTTCCCGGACTCGGAGCCTTGCTCCGTGGTTGTTCGGGTTCGTAATTGCTTTGGTAATTCTTTCCTCTTTGATCCTTCTGTACTCTGGCGGGTTATCGTTTTCGTACAGTTTGTCGTAGTATTTTGGAATGCGTCGTTTTGCGCCTTCAAGTGTAATAAAGTCCTTCGGATAGCAGTCGGATTTATACGTTTCATACCATTCCCGTCCGATAGCCGGTTTCAGGCTCATCGTTATGTATTCCGGTTCTATTTTGTGAATCTCTCCGGTGAACGGATTCACTTTCTCGTAGTGCCTCTCGGCTCTTTTGCCGGTTATTTTTTTCGTGGCGTATCTGGCACAGTACGCCGCCGTCTCTCTCGTCAATTTTCCCACTGTGGCGAATCCGAAGGGCCACAGTTTCTCTAGTTTCTCGCTCCGCCAGACGCATACGCCCTCGTTTTCCGTCCACAATTCCTTATCATCGAAGTCGTGGTTAAATAATAATGCGTGGTAGTGAGGTCGATTCAGACCTGCCCCATATTCCCCGACGTGGAAAAAACGTAAGGTTTTTTGCCTTTCGTTCCAGCGTAATCGCTTCATAAATTTTTGAAAGTGCGTTTTGTCTAGCCCGCCGTCCCACGGCACGTTTTCATCATCGTACGTTAGCGTTATAAAGCAATTTTCGTCCCACAAGCTCGCTTCGTGAACACACCTCGTTGTCCAGTCGGCCGCCTTGTCCAGTCGGCACCCGATACACTGGGAGCAGGGTATCTGTAGTTTTCTCCCCGGCCCCGGTGTAAATGCCAATTGTGCTCCCGGGTGACTTTGCCAGGCATTCAATGGCTTGAAGCATGGCATTACAGCCTGTACCCACCCCGTCTCGGTTTCATATTCAGGTTTCTCGAATGTGTCCTATTCGCTGATTTCTTGAATGCTCTTTTCTGTTTGCTGCGTCGACTTTTGCGCATCTAATTCCCCTCTTTGGTAGGTTTGGTGCGTAGTGCATACGCATCCTGCTAAACTTAATACCACTAATCCCAATAGTTTCGCGTGTTCCACGGTGTTCCACACTTATCCACAGAGTTATCCACAATCCTACTCTTTTTCTATATGCTAGGCTAGGGTGGCTGGCTGGCTCCTTACGGCCCCAGCAACCCCAGCCCGGCGCGCCGGGAGGCGCGCTCTCTATGCTCGATA